CATTGTTGGAAATACACAATAGAGAGATGTGCAATAGGTGCTGTAGAGTTTGTATATACTAATGACATCAATCTATGGATGGTAAAAACTTATGTAAAGGGTATTGATAATATTATCCAGTTTGCATTCAGTAGTAGAGATAAGGCAACACGTATGTATAATTATTTCTGCCAGTATAAAGGTTTTCATCACTACTAATTACGAGACCATAACATCTACTCCAAGTTCATCCATTAGTTGTTCTATCTCACATGATAGTCTATAGTAGTGTTCTGTTGAGTATGTGATTACTTTGATGTTATTGGCTTTACAGAACTTCATCTTTAATTCATCTATAGCTAACTTCTCAGGTGTGCTGTGCCATTGTTTTCCATGGTACTCAATTACTATCCCATATACTGGTAAGTAGAAGTCATACCTGTATGGAGCACCTTTTGGTGACAGTTGCATATCCCTGAATGATACTTCCCTGTACCATACTAATTGATATTTCTGCAGTTCATTTACTATTAGTTGTTCCGCAGGGGATACTGTTAGTTTCTTTACCCAACTATCTATGAACCATGACGGACTTACAAATGACTTGTTATATTCAATTGGTATATCAGCCACCTTCTCTGGTTCTATATCTGGTGCCAACTCTTGTACCTGGCTACTTTTATTCGCATTAATATACTCAATCAGATTAGTTCTAACACATAGTTTCTCCTGCTCTCTCAGTATACGTGTATTCTCTGTATTGACTTTTCTACTTACAGCTATACCCATCTGCTTGCTGAATACTGCCAGCATTATAATTATAAACACTACTATCATCTGACAAATGTACAACAATTATTTCAAACTCTTGCACTTGAAATGTGTTAGAGTTTATTTTCAGATTGTTTTGGTAGTTTCATTATCTGTTATTACCTTTGCACCATCAGTGTCGTTTGAGAGAGTTACTTCTTTGGATGAAACATATACTTTCTCTACTTGTTACCTGATACTTTATTTTATGAACAACATTAGGTTACAACATCGTCTCCCTCAATTGCCAGCTATTATAGCTGAGGTGGATGGTTGTTTCTAAAGTATTTCATTACTACAATCTTTATCTGACCTCGGCTAACTACCGGGGATGTTTGTTTTATGCCAGTATGGTGGAATGCATACACAGTAGTCTTAGAAACTACCGCCTAACGGATTGAGAGTTCAAGTCTCTCTACTGGCACATTAGCATCTAGGTGTTCTGCAGATGGCTATACTGGCTTGACTTGGAATCAAGTGTTCGCAGGTTCGAATCCTGTCACCTAGACTTCATAGAGGTATAACACAGTTGGTTAGTGTGGCAGACTTTGACTCTGCATACATAGGTTCGAGTCCTATTATCTCTACTGTGACTATAGCACATATGGTTAGTGTGCCTGACTGTGAATCAGGAGAAGGGAGTTCAACTCTCCTTAGTCACCAATACATCTCATAGTATAATTGGATAGTACAATAGATTACGAATCTATGAGTCCTGATTCGAGTTCAGGTGAGATGACTATAATTATTATTGACTTAACTTTGCTGGTACAATTTTACTGCATATCTTTACAATATGAGTGAGCATATATCAGTACACGAATTAGTGCATGAATTGACTAAACTCATTCTAACACAGCATCAGGACATCAAGGACTTAATATATCTTCAACATCAAAATCAACACAAAATTATGGCACAACTTTCAGATGTACAGGCATCAACAGACAGACTAACTACACAGGTATCTGCATTATCAGCAGCTATTACAACATTCACCACAGCTCATTCAGGTGACATTACTGCTACAGAGGCAGATGGTATTGTATCTGCAATCGACTCAGCAACAGCATCATTAACTGCACTGGCAGCTACTATAGCTCCAACTGTATAACATCACTTCTTTTCTATTCTCAGACTATAGCCCTAGTATTTCCATACCGGGGTTTTCTGTTTGGATATACCATATCAATGTTGTATGTTTGCAAAATATGATAGAAGCAAGAACATACATTATATCTGCATTAATGATACTCTGTATCTGGGCAGTGTATAAATATACACATAAGGATAGTGATGATGACAGTGACGATATATCAATGGCATAAAAGCAGGACAAATCAAGTAACCAATTAAGAGCCAAAATAATATGGATGTATTAATAGATTTAGTACCGGAGGTAGACATAGATGTATTCACAGTGACTGGACAACAGATACTGGTAAAGCCAATCCGTGTAGAAGTTATCAAATCCAAGGGCGGGATAATACTCACAGGAGTAACAGGTCCGGATGGAGATGGTGGTAGTATAGATGTGGACAAAGTCAGAGGAGGTCTGATACAGAAAGGTATAGCTGTAACATGTGGAAGTGGTGTAGCAGAAATAATTCCAGGTATGGAAGTGTACTACTACAAATCTGCATCTGAGATGATGGTACGCAGTGCAGATGAACTGTACCTGTCAATAGCAGAATATAATATCAAAGGGTATAACAAGATAGTGAATAATAAATAAGTCACAAGCTAAATTGAATCTATATGATGAAGAAAGCAGGTAGTCCAAAAAAGACAGCACCAAAAATGATTCCCAGGCAAGCACACCAAGGTCCAGCAATGCAAGCTCCACCACAAGGTAGTCCAATGATGAAGAAAGGTGGCAAGACGCCAATGAAAAAGAAATAAGTAGTTTCCACACAACTGATATAAATGAATCCCCGTTATGGGGATTTGTTGTATATAGCAAGTGTGTAAATAGATGACATAAACAAATATATAACAATAGTGAGAAATAGATTTGTTTGTAACACAAAAATTATTGTACATTTGACAAGTTAAACACATAGCAAATATGACAAAGGAAATGAAACCAGGAGGTCAGACACAGGAAGCAATTGACCCATCCAAAATCAAGCAGAAGTATGCAGAGATGAACAAGCAAGCTAACCAAGCTCCACAGTTATCTGAAGCAGAAATAAATGAGCGCAGGAAACTGGAGGAAGAAAAGCTAGATGCTGTACTGCCATATCTGCGTAAACAAGCTGAAGCTACGAGGCTGGAAATGGACCTCACAGAAATGGACTGCAAGATGGGCAGGGTTAATCCACAGCAGATACCTGGCATGTTGGGTAAGAGGTTGCAGATAGAGGCAATGAATGACCAGCAAACATGGGCTAGGTTAATGATGGCACAGAATGAAATGATACAGAAAGCCACAGAGGAAAAAGCAAAGCTGGAAGAGCTCCAGAAATCAGAAGCTGATAAGCAATCAAAAGCAACTACAGATACAATAGTAAAGGATTAATGGGACAGGAAATAGAGCCAGTATATACAACTATATCCACAGTAGAATTGACATGTGAGCAGTTCATCAAATTCCAACTGATGTTCTACTCATATGTCAAGGGTATAGTTCTGTCCAGGAGAGAGTTGAATGCGCTGACACTATTAGGGTTGAAAGGTGAACAACCTCTATTGGGATTCTGCCAGGAACTAGTTGCACGAAAGATATTCATGAGTGTACAGAGTGTCAGGAATGCTCTGGGCAAAATGGAAGACAATAAACTAATCAGTAAGACTGGGGGACATAAGAAATCAATAGTACTATCTGACACTGTAGGACTGCACACACAGAAGAATACCAAACTCACTATCAACTGTATATACAGATAACTGACACATGCTGACAAAGAAATTCAAAGATATAATATCAGAGTTTGCAAAGGAAAAGAATATCAATGAGGACCATGTTGAGCTGATAGTGATGAGTGTGTTCAAGGAGTTAGATATACAGATGGAAGTAATGAAGTATGACTATCTGAGAATACGAGGGTTCGGAGACTTTTTCATGAAGATATGGACAGTTGCCAGAGAGAGAACATCACTGGAAAAGGCGATAAAGAGTGACAAGATTGTAAATAAGAATCTGCTGAAAGAAAAGAAAAAGCTGTATACAAAAATATTGACAGTTGAGGTAAGAATGAAGGAAGTGTTCTACAGGCGAAAGAATGAAGCAAAGAGAAAGTCAGATGAAATGAAGAGAGATAAAAAGAAAGAAGCTAATAAAGATAATAACAATTCACAACATGAATCTGATTGAGACACTAAAAAAGGCATGGGACAATAGAGAATCTATAGCTGAAGGACTCTACAACACATACCTGAATCACATACCTGAAATAGATGAAGAGGCACAAAGGAGAAAGGCTATCTGTGAAACTAATGAGTGTGGGTACTACGATAAAGACGGTAAACCAGAAACATCATCGCTACCAGGAACTCCAACATGCAGTAAGTGTACCTGTAATATAGATATGAAGACACACTGCATGAGTTGCTACTGTACACTGGCAGATACAGAAACAGGATTACAGATGGATAAGGCATTATGGAAACCATTGATGGATAATGATATGGAGAAAGTAATTGCACAAAAGAACTGGGAAAATCAATTCAAACCAAAGATATGAAAATAATACAAGAAGGTACAGATCCAAATACTGTAGAGAAAGAAGAAACATGCCACAAATGTGGAACAGTATTCAGTTACAATAATATAGATATACAACCAGATTGGAGAGAGGGAGATTATGTAGTGTGCCCAAAGTGTGGCGGATTTATAGCAGCAAAGAGAATAATAATATTTCATCAATGATACAATTCAGAGAATCAGACCACAGTTATACAAGTATTGTACCAGATGGTATTCAATGGAAATCCGTAACTGGTATCATTCACGATTTATGTGAGCCATTTGATAAAGTAGCTGTGGCAACTAAATGCTCTACAAAGAGACCAGGTAAGTATCCAAATAAATGGTTTGGTTATTCAGTGGATGAGATACTCCGTATCTGGGATAGTGAGAATAACAGGAGCACAGAATTAGGTCACTGGTATCACAGCAAGAAGGAGAATGAGCTATATCAGTCAGGTATAGATAATGTCTGTCAACCTGTAATGAGTAATGGTGTAAAGATAGCAAGCAGTCAGAAACTAACCGAAGGTATATATCCGGAACACATTGTGTATCTGCAATCAGCAGGTATATGTGGCCAGGTTGATCTACCATCTGTAACTGCAGGTATACTGGATATAACTGACCACAAGACAAATAAAGAAATCAAAACAGTAGGGTTCACTAACTGGGAAGGTGTAACAAAGAAGATGCTGGCACCTGTTAATCATTTAGATGATTGTGAGTTCAACCACTACTCATTGCAATTGAGTATGTATGCATATATGATACTGCAGCACAATCCATCCCTGAAACTGGGTAGACTGACAATAGAGCACGTAAAGTTTGAAGAAGCAGGTAAAGATAAATACGGTTACCCAATAACAAAGATGATAGACGGCGAACCTGTAGTAAAGAGTGTAGAGAAAATAAATGTACCATATCTGAAAGCTGAAGTACAGTCAATAATCAAATGGTTAAAATCAAAGTAAATACAATTAACAGATGAAGATATTCATAGAGTTCACAAAGAACGAAGATACAGACCAGGCAATATTGAAATTCAATACAGAGAATGAAAATAATGCCATAGAGGTATTGAGTGTACTTGACCAGACATTCAAGAATATAAAAATGGGACTGGATGAAGTATTCATCAATGAAGGTAATGAGGCAGCACAGAAATGCAAAATGGAAAGGTTTCAAAGTATAATGATAGCTAAAGACAATTAAATGAAGATACAGGCTTTATGTATATTAAATAGTGGTATCCATTACCATCGAATAGTTAACCCATTGGCATACATGCCACAGGATGATAGTATAGAAGTAGAGATACTGCAACAACATACAGATGAACAGAAGATAGACTGTGATATACTGCTGTACAACAAGTACTGTATGACAGAGCCAAGGTTCATTAGGAAGCTACAAGCAAATGGCATGAAGGTAGCACTTGATGTAGATGATATGTGGCATCTGCCCCAGAGTCACCCATCATATCAGCTATTCAAAGAGAATAGTATTGGAGAGATAACTGAGGAACATATCAGGTTAGCGGATGTAGTTATCTGTACAACAATGAGGCTACAGGATAAAATCAGGGCAACACTAAATAAGAATACAGTAGTGATACCAAATGCTCTACCATTCAATAGAGACCAGTATGTAAAAGGTGATAGAGTTAGAGGTAGAGAGATATCAGGTAATGAAAAAACCAGGTTCATGTACCTGACAGGAAGTACACATAAAGAGGATGTGAAAATGCTGGATGGTAAGTTCACAAGAATAGGAGGTGACCCTTTCATGACAGCAAATGCAGAGTTCATACTGTGTGGTTATAATCCAACTAAAGCCAAGATATACAACACCAAGGAAGACATGCTGGCAAAGAATGATAACTATAAAGTAAAAGAAGTGAATGGAGAGTATGACTTCATGGCAACAACATTCAGGAAAACAAACTCATTCAAAATATACCCATCAGTTGACCTGGACTATTATCTGAACTATTATGACTCTGCAGATGTAGCACTGGCACCGTTGGTAAAAAATGAATGGAACAGTTACAAGAGCGAGTTAAAAGTTATAGAGGCAGGTTGCAAGCATGTTCCGATAATGGCATCATATGTTCCACCATATTCAGATGTGGTAGAATTCAATAATGAGGGAGTTATGTTTGTAAAAACTCCGGATGACTGGATAAAAACAATGAAGTTCTGTGTTAAAAACCCGAACTTTGTAACAGACCAGGGTGAGAAATTATACGAACTCACATCTGATATATACGATTTGATAAAGTGGAATGTAACACGTAAACAAGTATTTGAATCATTAGTTAAATAAAAATATATAATATGACAACAGTACAATACAAAGTAGGGGATAATGTAAAAGATATACTACAAAGTACACTCTATGACTATTATGCAGGTAAAATAGATTTCACAGGACCAGATCCATCAATAAATGTAGTAGTAGAAACAGGATTAGGTGGAATGTGTCAGATGAATAATGCAATAAAAGAAATGACAATTAATAGTGGGTTAGTTATTAATGCATCTAATATTGAAAAACCAGATGGTAGATTAGTAACTACATGGATTATTCCATTCCTGGCAAATGTAGAATTTGAAATAAATTCAAAATATGATAATGAAGAAGTTACAGATAAAAATTACATGATTGATGGATTCTGGAAAAATTCATACACATATAATGTATCAGTTAATAAAGAACTCATTGCAACTATTGAATGTATAGGAAAGAGACCTGTATTCAGACATGAGTTAAGTCAGTTGATACATGATTGTAATCTAACTAAAGAATACAATATGGATGCTGGAGTAATGACAAAATATATAATGAACTGTTTGAAAAATCTAAAGTAGTTATGCAAATCTGTTTATTTGAAGTTGTAAATGGTGTTGTAGTTCCAGAACAGTGTACGCTATTTATAGACTGGCTGAGGAAAATCAGAGAGATATACCCAGATGACTACCTAAAAGTATATGGCTATCTGTTCTACATGTCATGTTGGGACAGTCGTAATATATATATCAACAGACCAGAAGAAGAAAGACAGGAAATGATAATTCAAGACCTTGCTATTGATTTCTCTCTGGATGATCCAATAATAACAAATGCTCTAGAGAGATGTAAACTATTATATGAAACACCAACAGTTAGAGGGTTTAGAACATGTAAAAACAAGTTGACAGATATATATGACTTCCTGGATGATAACAAGACTACAGGTGGTAAGAACGGTAATGCAGGTGATGTCAATATGTTCATGAAGCAAATCCCCGATTACTTAGAGATGTATGACAAGTTGGAGATAAAACTCAAAGCAGAACAACATAGAGTTCGTGGAGCTAAGAAGATTGCATATGATCAGATGGACCAAATGAATAACGGATGATAACAGTTAAATTTATACAGGACTACTACGTATCTGGCAAGTTGGAAATACTCAAAGATAAAGAGTATGAAATAAATGAAGTAGGTGGAACAATACCAATAGGTAACAGATTCATAGATATATACGACATCTATGATATGAGAAAGAACAAAATTGTTGAAATAATAACAGAATAACAATGAGTGAGTGTACATTTGCATTTGTAGTATTAGTAGTAGGAGTAATTATAGCAGGGATAATTGTGTATGGGATTATTGACTTTATAAAATTCTGTAGTGAAAGATGAAACCATTCATTACCTTTATTGCCTGTGCTCATAATGAGGAGTTCTACAACTCTCCGTTTATAGATAGTATGTTAGCACAGACAAATCCAAATTGGAAGGCAATTATATATAATAATGGTCCAATAACAGATACTATGTATACAGTAGATGATCCAAGAATTAGCTATGAACGTTCTCCAATAGATACAGGTAACTGGGGCACAGCTAATAGAGCATCTGCTATCAAGTATTTAGTAGATACAGAGTACGTAGTAAATACCAGTATCCAGGATTATTATCTACCTTGCACAGTTCAGTTAATAGCGGATGCTATAACCGCAGGTGCAGATATGATACACTGGCAAGCTATATCACACTTGTTCAATTACAATGTGATATCTGGCGAGATAGCATTTGGTCATCTGGATTGGGGACAGTGGACTATCAAAACTGAGTATATCAAACAGACAGGTATAGTGTCAGGTGAGCAGTTCTGTAGTGACTTTTATACAATTCAAGAAATTATAAGGAAAGGTTTAATAAAGAAGTCATATAAGGTAGATAAAATATTAACTATCCACAATTGATATGGTAGGAATATATAGAATAACATCTCCATCAGGAAGAGTAAATATCGGGCAGACTTGGAATATAGAGAAGAGAATTGGAAACTATAAAAGAAGTCAATGTTATCATCAACCAAAAGTTATAGAATCTATAAAAAGATATGGATGGGATAATCATAAGTTTGAGATACTCCAGGAGTTACCAGAAGATATAACACAAGAAGTTCTGGACCAATTAGAGGTACTATTTATTCAACAGTATAAAGATTGTGGATTTAAAATGATGAACATAAAAGAAGGCGGGAGAGGTGGAAAACACTCAGATGAAACTAAAAAGAAAATAAGCAATGCAGGAAAAGGTAGAAAGTTATCTAAAGATCATGCTGAGAAGTTAAAATCTGTCAATATTGGAAAAACTGTAACAGAAGAAACTCGTAGAAAAATAGGAGATGGTAATAAAGGTAAAGTGATGTCAGAAGAAGCAAAGCTAAAAATAGGAATAGCACTAAGAGGTAGAATAGTATCAGATGCAACAAAACAGTTACTAAAAGAAAAGAATACAGGAAGGAAAATGACTATAGAGCAGATAGAAAAAATGAAGAAGAATAAAGTTATTACAACTAAAGGAGTTGAGCGTATAAAAATCATATGCCCAAAGTGTGGAAAAGAAGGAGGTATTGGTATTATGCAACGATGGCATTTCGATAATTGTGAAATAAGAATTCCAATGTCACAAGAGACAAGAGATAAAATAGCAAATACACTATCCAATAAGAATAATAAATAACTGGTATACAATACAGGAGATAATCAAGAGAGGGTTAATCAAAAAGGCACATAAAATAAATCTTCCATTAACTATCCATAATTAATTAAAACCACACATCATGATACCGATAATACTATTCAACAACAACAGGTTGACAACCACACAGAACCTGTGTACTCAACTGCAAGGACTTGGGTATGATAATATATTCATACTGGATTTGGGAAGTACATACCCGCCATTACTGGATTGGTATGAAACACTAACTGACATAACTGTACTGAACCATACAAATACAGGTAGTATGACATTCTGGGATGATAATATAATTAGTATATTCTCTGACTCTCCCTGGGTAGCTATATCCGATAGTGACATCTCATTAAATGTAGATGCTGCTCCAGGGTTTATAGAGCGTATGACCAGGATGGCAGGTTGGTATGGAGTTGATAAAGTAGGACTCGCTATTGACTATCTGGATATATCCAATGCATTTCTAGCAGATATTATACAACCAATTGAGGCCAACTACTGGCTAACTGAGATAGCTCCTGATGTATATAGTGCTCCAATTGATACATCATTCTGTGTTGTAAGGACTGATTTGCCATTCCAGTATGATGCTGTACGTGTAGCAAATGGATTTACATGCACACATACTCCATGGAATACAGACTGGACAGATATGACCACAGAGGAACAATACTTTCTGGATAATGCAGATGCTACATACAGTACATATAAACAACACTATCTGGCATGGTTGGCGCTTCAGGGTTAGTATTGATAACGTATAGAGGTAGGGCCACTCACCTGGAAGTAATAACAACACATCTGAGGAAACATTGGTCTGAATTAACTATAGCTGTAATTGAACAGGCAGATACAAATGCATGGAATAAGGGATTGCTATATAACATCGGTTACAAGCTGTTATCATCTGCATATGATTATGTAATACTGCATGATGTAGATTTTATACCTGTACTTGGAGAGGTTGATTATAGTTACTGTGATTTACCATGTATGATAGCTGGCAGAGCATCACAGTTCAATTATCAGCTATTATATTCGCAGTTCTTTGGTGGAGTTGTAGTAGTCAGCAAAACACATTATGTAGCTGTGAATGGATTCAGTAATCAATATAAAGGGTATGGTGGAGAGGATGATGGGTTATATCAATCATTCATTCAAAAGGGTATACAACCACAGGTGAAAATGGGTAAGTTTGAATGCTTTGCTCATCCAAAACCAGATATCAGACCAGGTACAGGATTCTACAATACATTAGACTATCAGAACAATCTAAAACTCTGTACATCACCGAGAGATTTCACAGAAGGGTTATCGACAATAGATACACTGTATCATGTAGACGATATACACTATGAACCAAACTACATGCACATCAAAATAATAACGAATGGATAACAGGAAAATCTCTATATGTATACCAACATATAACCGCTATCAAATGACTATAGAATCATTTGCACAAGTATTGGATGATAATCGTGTATCTGATATAGTAATACTAGATGACCTTAGTACAGATGGTAGTTATGAACAACTATTAAATCATTGCAGTTATAAAGTCAGAGTATATCAAAATGATAGAAACTATGACTGTTATAGAAACAAACAGAGAGTAGTATCATTAGCAAAGAATGAATGGGTCATAGTTCTGGACTCTGACAATATAATTACACCGGAGTATCTGAACGCTATATATACTATATCTGAATGGAATCCAATAGTTGTATATCAACCGTCATTTGCCAAACCACATTTTGACTTCAGAAAATTTGCAGGTAACTACTATGGTGATTTTGATGTACGAGAGAACCTTCACGATGGAGCATTTACTACAGCACTAAATGCAATGAACTTTTTCATTAATAGAGATACATACCTGAGAGCATTCAATCCGGATATAGACCCTGTAACCAGTGATAGTATATATATGGCATACAGGTTACTGGAGCAAGGCAATAGCTACTACTTTGTACCTGGACTTGAATACGAGCATAGAATACACCCAGGTAGCCATTACCAGAATAATGTAAATAGAACACCACATAATTTTCACCAATCAATATTAGAAAAGTTAGCAGCATTATGATATCAACTGTACTACAGGGCCGCTGTGGGAATAATTTCTATCAGATAGCGATGCTTCTGGCATATTGCAAACAACATGACCTACCACACTATATACCTGATATAGCCCATCATTGTGATGGTACTAAAATGTATTTTCCATATATGACTATGGGACCTGAACTTGGGCACATGACTGAGTATCATGAATTACAGGTACACGCTACTCCAAATGGGGATGGTACACATAACTACAATGTACCTGAATACAGAAGCATACCTGTAATGGAGAATGTTAAGTTTGTTGGTTACTGGCAGTCATTCAAATACTTTGATTGGTGTAGAGATTATATACTGGAGAAATTTCAATTACCTTATAACAAAAATGGTGTAGTCGGCATTCACTGTAGATTTGGAGACTTTACACAACTTCGTGACAAACATCCAGAATTACCTAATGAGTATTATATATCTGCTGTAAAATATTTTATCAATCAAGGCTATACCACTTTTCACATATTCTCAGATGACGTACCTGCAGCAAGGAAATACTTTGATAATGTAAAATGGGATACTGACATTATAATATGGGCATATGAGGCATCTGGAAAAAGAACTGAACTGAATGATCTAACTGATCTGTCAAGTTGTGAGCACCAGATACTCTGCTACTCTACATTCGGATTTGTAGCTGGCTGGTTGAATAAGAATCCAGACAAACACATTATAATACCACCATCGAAATATTGTTTCAGTGGTGCCAATAAGGATTTCATTCCAGATTATTTCACGCAGTTAGAATTTGAATAAATGCTACAATTACCAAATGTTACATTGATATGTGTTGCTACCATAGATGTTGAACAAGCAATTAATGCATTGAGTATTTCATGTAATGGTATATCATATGGTGCTGTGAAATTGCTAGCACCTATTAATTATGATCTTCCAATGTGTCCTAAGAATGTTAAATGGATACTACATGTTGATGATATTGATTCATTTGATTCAATAGATGAGTGGAATAAGTTCATATTCTATGAACTATATAAGTATGTAGATACTGAATTCTGTCTGTTAATTCATCCAGATGGTTATGTAATTAATCCAGATAGCTGGAATCCAGATTGGTTGAATTACGATTATATAGGTGCTCCATGGTATGATAATCTCCATCATGATATAGATGGTAATGTAATCAGAGTTGGTAATAGTGTCAGTCTCAGAAGCAAACGACTATTGGAATTGCCATCCAAACTAAACCTGGAATGGTATAACCAGAATGAGGATACGGCTATATGCGTTAGCTACAGACATCATTTCCTGGAATATGGTATCAGTTATGCTCCATTAGAGTTGGCTATCCATTTCAGCAAGGAGAACAATATATCAGAACAAGTTGGAATAGAGAACACATTCTGTTTCCACAAACGCAGGCTATTGGAATTCACACCAGAGAATACGTATGCATCATATATCAATCTGGATAGCAGACCTGACAGGAATGACAGAATGATAACTGAACTAAATAGAGTTGGTATATCTGCAGTCAGAACCAGAGGGTTACTACCAGAAGAGGTGTCCCAGTTCATTCCAGATGATAAGACATATATAATGCAACAGCGCACACCTGGTGCTATAGGTTGTCACTATAGTCAGATAGCTGTAATGGAAGAAGCTCTCAGGCAAGGTAAACATGCATGGGTAATGGAGGATGATTTGATATACTGTAATGATATACAGGAGAGGCTGAAAGAAGCAGAGCTGTATCTGACAGACCATGACTGGGATATATTCTGGTTAGGTAGTACATATCACCTCGAACCTACATGGCACAAGAGTGATGGTAATAGTGTACATAGTCATCCAGATTTGTATCAATGTCACTGTACTGTAAATAAGGATTGGGAGCCAACAGAACATCCAAATATAGTCAGGACATATGGATGCTGGAGTACATACAGTTATATAGTTAACAAGGATAAACTGAAACACATACTGGATTGTCTGGATACTAATGTATATAGGTCAATGGGTATAGACTGGCTGATGATACTGCTACAACCAAACCTGAGTACATTTGCATTTAATCCAGGTTGTGTAAAGCAATATGACAATCAGAGTAATATAGGTACAGGTATAACACAGTTCTCATCATTTGCTAATTTGGGAAACCATTGGTATAAAGAATCAATATGATAGTAAATTACAGAATAGAGTTAGTAGAGTTAATGAAAGAGTTAGGACTACCCTTATCTGCAGTAGAGGTTGGTGTAGCTGAGGGCAGATTCTCACTGGAACTACTACAGGCAGGTATACAAGAATTATATCTGGTAGATAGATGGGCATGTGAACAAACACAGAGAGGGGATGGTGGATTTCCACAGCAATGGCATGACACTAACTATTCAGATGCACGTGATAGGTTATCTAAATACAGGATGAGTACTTCGTTTCTGAAAGGAGACTCTGTTGAGATGTCAAAACAGGTAGACAATAAGGATATAAGTATGGTATACCTGGATGGTGATCATAGCTATACTGGTGTCATGAGAGATTTGAATGCGTGGTACCAAAAGGTTGTACCTGGTGGGATTGTTGCATTTCATGACTATCTAAATGTAACTGATTACGGGGTTAAACAAGCAGCAGAGGAATTCTGTATAGCTAATGGGTATACAATAGATGAACTGATTGTCATACCTGAGAATGATATCAATGATGCCGGAGCATATTTCATTAAACACTGATACTAAAAAATAGAGCCACAATGTTAATACCATATAAAGATATTTGCAATAGATACAATATCAAGCCAACAGGAGTACTGCATATTGGAGCACACTGGGCAGAAGAAGCACAGGACTACTACAATAATGGGGTACAGAGGACAGTATGGGTAGAAGCAGACCCAGGTTGCATATCACATGCAATTAATGTATTAGAACCATATCCGAACCACATAATATTCAATGACTGTATATCTGACAGAGATAATCAGGAAGTAGTTCTGAATATATCCAACAATCAGGGACAGAGCAGTTCACTGTTAGAACTGGCACATCACAAGATAGCACACCCTGAAGTACATTATATAGATACAATCAAGCTCAGGACTAAGAGAGTTGACACACTGTTCAAGCAAAACAAGCTCAACATATCCGACTATCAATTTGTCAATATAGATATACAGGGTAATGAATTGAAGGCATTGAAAGGTATGGGAGAACTACTATCACAAGTCAGTTACTTGTATCTGGAAATAAATGAACTATATTTGTATACAGATTGCGCACTTGTATCTGAGATAGATGAGTATGTAGCACAATTCGGATTCAAAGGAGTTGAAACAGCAATGTGTGGAAATACAGGATGGGGGGATAAATTATACATAAAATAAATAGCCGTATGAATATACAGAAAACTTGTAATTGTGGTAACGAATTTATAACTAGTTCAGATAGAGTTGCTATAGGGAGAGGATTGTACTGTAGTAAAAAGTGTATGTATGCGTATAGAACTATGCCAAAAAGAGGAAAGGGTACTTATAATATAGTAAAAATTAATAGTGGATGGTTTGAAAAAGGTTTTAGTTATAATGAAGATGGAGGGTTTAGAAAAGGAAAAGACCCATGGAATAAAGGTACAAAAGGATTATGTATACCTAATTCAGGATCTTTCCAAAAAGGAATGACTCCAACTACTTGGAAAGGTGACGATGTTGGATATCATGCATTACATAGATGGGTTAGTAATCACAAAGGAAAGGCTTCTATGTGTCAACATTGTGGATCTGAAGAAAATGTACAATGGGCAAATAAAAGTCATGAGTATAAAAGAGAGTTAGATGATTTTATTGAGTTATGTGCTAAGTGTCATAAAACATATGATAAGGATACATACGGATGGGCTACAAAATTATATCCAGAGATAAATAGTAAACAAAAACAAATACATATATGAATTGTCTAATATTAGGAGCAGCAGGATTTATAGGTAGTCACCTCTGCAAAAAGTTAAAGAGTGAAGGTCATTATGTAGTTGGTGTTGATATAAAGGACAATGAGTATTTCAAACCAAAGGAATTCTGCAGTTATTTCGTTAAAGGAGATTTGCGTGACCCTGCATTTGTAAATGACATAATGACACCATATGCAATACCACTAGGTAGATATTGGCATGAGGTATATCAGTTAGCTGCAGATATGGGTGGAGCTGGTTACATATTCACAGGTGAGCATGATGCAGATGTAATGCACAATAGCGCGCTAATCAATCTGAATGTAGCTAAGGCAGCAGTAGAGAATAAAGTAGCCAAACTGTTCTATAGTAGCAGTGCATGTATATACCCTGCATACAATCAGGAAGACCCAGAGAATCCAAACTGTGAAGAGTCATCCGCATACCCTGCAGCACCAGATAGTGAATATGGATGGGAGAAACTATTCAGCGAAAGGTTATACAAAGCATTTGAAAGGAACTATGGATTACAGGTAAGGATAGCCAGATTCCACAATATATTCGGACCACATGGAACATGGCAAGGAGATAAAGCAAAAGCACCAGCAGCTATATGTAGAAAGGTAGCAGAAGCTATAGAGAAAAGAGCATTAGGATATACATCTGAAGAAGAGTTAAGTCACAGAACAATAATAGATATCTGGGGAGACGGTTCACAAACACGCTCATTTCTGTATATAGATGAATGCATTGAAGGCATTATCAGGTTAATGAGAAGTGATTGTACGGAGATAATCAATATTGGAAGTGATGAGATGATATCAATTAATGACCTCGCCAGAATGATTATACGCATATCTGGTAAACACCTAAGCATTAATAACATACCTGGACCAACTGGAGTGCGTGGAAGGAATAGCCACAATGAATTAATTCACAGGGAACTCAAATGGAAACCAAATACTAAGTTAGAAGATGGTATAAGGGAAACGTATAAATGGGTATATTATCAGACTAACAATATAGAGTACACCCGCATGCAATTACCATCAGGGGAATTTGTAGAGATGAGAGAAAATAAAATAAATGCAGTATAAGATACCTACATGGTCACCAAGCAAACAGTGGCACTATACAGAATTTGAATCTACCCAGGAATTCAGAGAGTATCTAAAGACGATATTCAAAGAGCCTGGTAGATATCAATTCGATGTAGAGATATCTAAGTTGTTCAATGAGCATTCCAGAACATTCCAAAAGAAAGGTATATACTGTGAGTATCAGGAAGGAACAGCACAGTATATCAACTATTGGGATACAGAGAAAGAGAAATGCAGGAAGGGTGTAATATTCAAAGATGATAATGGTAACGATTGGTATCTGAGTAGAAGCTATTACCACTGGCTGAACTTTCTGCAGATATATGATAAGCGTAAAGAAGTTAAAGGATTCGCATTTCCACAATTCAGAGATGTACAGTATCACATCTGTCTATATGAAGAACTGGCAGAGTTACATGGTAAAAATGCATGTATACTCAAAAGAAGGCAGGTAGCATCAAGTTATCTGCACATAGCAAGAATATTCAATAAGTACATATTTGAACAAGGTTTCACTGCCAAGATTGGTGCATCTGATAAGGGATATATAGAAGGACAGAAAGGGTGTTGGAAGTATCTGAATCACTATAGAGATTTCACCAATACCAAAACTGCCTGGATTAGATATAATGACCCAGATGCTGTATATAAATGGCAACAAAGAATCAAGAATACAACTGAGGATAGAGATGGTGTAAAGAGAGATAGCATCATAGGTACACAGGCAACTATAGTAGGTCTGACATTTGATAAAGACCCGGTGAAGGGTGTAGGTGGAGCTATAGATGAGTTCTTCTATGAGGAAGGTGGAGTAGCACCAACTGCAGATCAGACATATAACTATCTGAAAGAAGCAATGAAAGAAGGTACAGAGACTACCGGCTTCTTTGCTATAGCTGGTTCAGTTGGTGATTTGGATCAATGTGAACCATTAAGGAAATTCATTGAACATCCGGAAGCTAATGATTTCTATGGAGTAACTACAACACTCAAGGATGAGACAGGTCAAGAGGCAGTTACAGGACTATTCATTCCAATATTCTGGGGCTTATCAGGACAAGGAGATGATAATTTCATTGATGAAGCAGGTAACTCATTAGTGGAAGCTGCAAAGGCATATATAGATAAGAAGTACGCAGAAGACAAGAAGAAGTTGTCACCAAGTGATTACCAGACACAGATATCACAGGGACCAAGGACTATAGCTGAAGCAATTGCAACCAGGACAGAAAGTATATTCCCGTTGAGGTATACTGCAGCTCAGATAAGGAAAATAGAAGAGAATGAATACTGGTTGCATAACTGTGAGCTGGAAAGAATTGATGGAAAGATTATAGAGAAGCCAGCCACACGAGAACCAAATACATATCCAAGTTCCAAAACAAAGGTTGATAAAAGAGGCTGTTTGGTTATACACGAAAGACCCATAGAAGATGCTCCATTTAAAACATATTATGGTTCAGTAGACCCAATTGAAGTAGGTAAATCAGTTACATCTGATTCAATGGCATCTATATATATATGGAAGGACAGTATAGAGGTAATCAAACAAAAATCTGATGGTACAAGTGAAGTATTTCTGGAAGGTGGTAAATTAGTAGCTGAATGGGTTGGTAGGTATGATGACCCAAATGAAACCAATGAAATGCTATCAATGATCGTAGAATGGTATAATGCATGGACTACATCTGAAAATAACAAAACATCGTTTATTAACTACATGAGAATCAAACGAAGGCAAAGGTATCTGGCAAAGAAATCAGATATGATGTTTGATAAGGAAATGAAAGTAGTTCAGAATGAATTCCAAGAATATGGCTGGACTAAGACTCAAGCTATGTGGAATAAGATTATCGAATATGGTATAGATGCCATTTCTGAAACAGAAGATAAATTTGACGATAAAAATCAATTAATAAGTACATACAATGGTTATGAGAGATTCCCATTCATATGGTTAATGCGTGAAATGCAGGCATATAATGAGAAGGGGAATTTCGATAGAATAGTAGCATTTTGCGCATTAATGGCATTTGTGAATATACAAAAAGCAATTAGAGGAGGTTTACAACGTAGAATAGAACGTACAGAAGATACATCTGAAAGAACAAAAGAGATGTATGACCAAATAAAGAATAGGTCTCCATTCAATAATATTGGCAGATATAAACCTGCATCCAAAGTCAGGAGAAGTGCATTTCACAATATCCGGTAAATCTATTGCATCTGCCAAATTATACACATAGCAAGTTTTGTTCAAGTGTTTAATATTAATTGTGTATATTGCACTCTACTGATATACATATATGGAAAACATTGTAGCACTTGGGAATCACTATCTATACAGACATGTAAGAAAAGACAAGGATGAAGTATTCTACATTGGAGTAGGAACTAAGGTACGAAGAGATAAAAATCTATATCCGTATAACAGAGCTATAGTCTATCATTATAATAATAGGATATGGGATAATATTGTAAGTAAAACAGAGTATGATATTGAGATACTGTTTGAGACAGACAATTATGAATATGCAAAACAAAAAGAACAAGAGTTTATTAAGTTGTATGGAAGAATAGATTTAGGAACAGGAACACTTTCTAATCTAACAGATGGAGGAGATGCTACTAAAGGATGGAAACCTTCAGATGAAACTAAAGAGAAAATACGAAGGAAAAATATGGGCCAAGGTTTGGGTATACCATTGTCTGAAGAACATAAAAAGAAAATAGGTGATGCTCAAAAAGGTGTAAAGAATCACATGTATGGAAAGAAAGTAAGTGATGAGACAAAGTTGAAAATGTCCAAGACTAGAAAAGGTAAAAAGTTCTCTGAGAAAGTATGTAAAGAAAGAAGTGAAAGATTAAAAGGTCATTATGTATCTCAAGAAACAAAAGATAAAATAGCTGAGAAAGCTAAAAATTATACACACATACCGTTCACAGGTAAAGCAGTAATTGACACAAAAACTGGAAAAATATATCAATCAGTAGCTAAAGCTTCTGAAGATTATAAGTTCTCTGTAGTCTCATTAAAGAATAAATTAAAGGGAAAGTTCAAGAATGATACAACCTTTATCTATTTATCTAACCAATTGTAAATCATATAGTTATGGAGATTTTGTCGGGATATGATATCCTTGTTAAGAAAAAGAAAGCTAAGTCGGATACAGGGTCTTGGATGAACCTCATGTTACCTATACAGTTCATTTCAGATAGTCAAAAAAATTTACAATGGGCGAGCATGACTATGAATTTTTTGGAATCGCAAGGCATGTTACAGTTGAGGAGAAATCTCAATTGGATGTCCAGGAATTATCAGTTAGCTAATAATGAAATTGATAAGCGTGACTACATAAAGGATTTGGATAATGAGTATACTGATTTACTCAACCGGTTAACTGATGAGAACTCAGCTACAGAACTGCGTAGTGTTCCATTCACACAGCTAATAATCAACTCACTGGTCAATGAGTTCACCAAACGTCCATCAAAAATATCATTCAATATGCTGGATGATAAATCAATGGATGAAATGTTCCAAGAAAAGGGTGACAAAATTGAGCATACATTAATGGCTCAATGCGCTATCAAGCAACAGAACAAGATGATGGAACTTGGATTGGCGCCTGATAGTGAAGAAGGTAAACAAATGGTTGCCCCTGAAACTATCAAGAGTCTACCGGAGATTCAGAACTTCTATACAATGAATTATCGCTCTATGTACCAGGAGTGGGCAGAGCATCAAATGAAAATTGATGATGAGAGGTTCATGATGGATGAACAGAAGCGCATGTGCTTTAAAGATTCATTAGTTGCAGATAGGGCATTCTGGGAGATAATGATGAAGGAGCAGGACTATGAGGTACGTAGATGGAATCCAAAACAAGTGTTCTACAGGAAGTCACCAAATGAGAGGTGGATACAGAATGGGCAATGGGTTGGATACCTGACATTAATGACTGTACCTGATGTGTTGGACATGTATGGTTGGATGATGTCAGAGGAACAACAGATAGCACTCAATAGATTCTACCCGGCTAAATCTGCAGCATATGCAGAGGATGGACAGAGACCTGAGAATTTCTGGGACCCAACAATGTCATATGAATTCAATAGAACAGGCCCAGGAATAGGTATGAGACAGGTTACATCTGTACTTGGATTAAATGCAGATGGTACAGGAGATATAGTTAATCAGTTATTTGCAGACAGTGAGGATATAATTGACACACAATATACACAGTTAGTACGTGTATCAACTATATACTGGAAAACACAAAGGCATGTATATGAACTATCAAGAGTAGATGCAGATGGAAAATTCACATCAGACCTTGTATCTGACAGCTATGTTGTGACGGATAAACCTGTATACAATACACTAGTATATAAAGAGAAAACAAAGGAGAATTTAGTGTTCGGTGAACACCTGGACGGTATATGGGTAAATGAAACATGGGGTGGTATCAAAGTAGGTCCAAATCTGCCGGTATATGGATGGACAGGAGATGGTAACAACTTCTCACCAATGTACCTTGGTATACGTGGAGGCAAACCATCAAAGCTGCCATTTCAGTTCCAGGGAGAGAACGATAAATGGAATAGTCTGCTACCTGTATGTGGTTCTATATTCAATGATAATAATACACATAGCAGGTCAGTAGTAGATGCATTGAAAGTATATCAGATAGGTGTCAATATGACAATGATGCAGATACTGGATTTGATGATAGATGAACTCGGCGTAATTCTGACATTTGACCCAAATGCACTACCAACACATTCAATGGGTGAGGATTGGGGAGTAGACCCATTCCCTAAAGCGGTACAGGTAATGAAGGATTTCAGCATGTTACCTGTAAAGAGTTCACTCAGAGAAACAGGAGAAGGTGTAAATCCACAGCATCTGAAAATGCTGGACCTGTCACAATCACAAAGGTTCCTGACAAAAATGAAACTCCATCAGTTCTTCAAAACAGAAGGACTAGCTGCAGTTGGGATGAATGAACAGAGATTAGGACAACCATTAGACCGTGAGGAATCCACAGGTACATCTGAGATGAATATGAGTGCATCATTCAGTACAACAGAGCACCTGTTCACACAGTTCGATGAATTGTTAGTGAGATTCCACAAGATGAGAACAGACACAGCACAGTTCTATAATTCAACAAATCCATCTGTCAGACTACAGTATAGTACATCGTCTGGAATGAAACAATGGTTCATGATGGATGGCAGACAATTGGATGGCAGAGACATCGGTGTAACTGCAACTAATTCACCACATAGCAGACATGTACTAGATGAAATAAAGAAGATGGTATTCAAGAACAATACCACAGATACAGCAATGAGTGATTTGATAGGACTGCAAATGGCAGAGAGTATAGCTGATATAGAGCGTACGGCAAAAGGCATAGAGATGAAAACAAGAGAGCAGATAAGGCAGAAGCAACAACAGGAGCAGGAGTTACAACAGCAACAGCAGCAACATGAACAACAGATGCAAAAACAAATGCTGGATAATGAGAATGAGCAAAAGAGATTAGACAGGGAGAATAAGTTAGAAGTTGCGCAGGTAATGATAGCACCAAAGACTGCAGATGCAGGAGCTATCGAAGATACAACTGGAAAACTCATGCATGAACAAACAATGCATAATGATAAGATGAATCTGGAGAAAGAAAAGGAGATGAATAAAAGTATTATAGAGAAACAAAAACTGGATCTGGGTAAACAGAAGTTAGCAGCTGAGAATATGAGGACTCAGCAACAGGCACAAACAGCTAAGTTAGCAGTACATACAAAGGCTAAAAATGATAAATCTAACAAGAAATAGAAAGTTATCATTACTGCACCTGTTTTTTGTACATCTGTAATGTTATAATGAAAGTGTTATGTAATTTAGATTTCTATTTAAAAAGAGCCAAAATAAACAATTATGCCAGCAGAACAAATATCATTAAGTATACTAGAGAATATTGGGTTACTCCCCAATGGAGATAGTGTTGTAACTCCAAACCAAAAGGACATATTCAGTGACTTCAGCAATCCGCTGAATGACATATCTGGAGACCTTCTGAAAAAAGAGTTAAACGATAAAGCTAATCAATCGAAAGTAGAAGACAAGAAGAAAGAAACTGTAGATAAAGTAGATAAGAAAGAGGAAGGTACTGAAGATGCTCCAAAAGCTGCAGCAGCTATACCGACACTGGACACTATAGCTGAAGAAGCAAGTAAGCTGGTTACTAATAAACCTGCAGCAGAAATAGCAGGACAGGAAACAGCAGACGAGAAAAAGTTAAGGATAAGGACAGGTACAGTAAATTATCTGAAGAATAAGATTGAGAAGGGTGAATTCCAGACATATAATGACTTTGATGAAACAAAGCAAACACTAGAGGAGTACCTGGAAGCAATGCCTGAAAAAGACAGGCAGGAAATGATTGATAAAAACTATGAGATTCGCCAGGAGAAATTCAAAGAAGACTATCAGTCGGAGTTCTATAATTCTCTCCCAGGACATCTGAAGTTTGTAGTGAAGCATTTGGTAGATGGTACACTGGATCCACAGAATATATATGCAGCACTATCAAGAGTAGAACAAACTCAGGCATTAGATCCATCTGATGAGAATGACCAGGAAGCAATAGCATATAATTATCTACAGGCTACCAAATTCGGAACACAAAATGAAATAGAAGCTCAGGTATCTGAATGGAAAGAACTCAAGCTATTAGAAAAAAAGGCTATACAGTTCAAACCCAAGTTGGATAAAATGGGTGAACAGCAGGTAGCTGCATATGCAGAACAGGCTGAGAGAGTTAAAGCAGATCAGCAAAAGGCTGCTGAATGGTATGCAGATAGTGTCGAACAGGCATTAAAGGATGGTGATCTTAATGGTTTGAAGCTCAATAAGAAACAACAAGCACAGCTATACAATGATTTGTTATTAGACATCAAACCATCTGTAAGGGACGGCAGACCAATGAACAAATTATGGCAGCGTCTGGAACATATACAGGTAGTTGAACCTGATTTCAAATTGTTAGCAGAAGTTAATTATCTGGTATCGAATCCAAAAGAATACCGTGAAGCATTAATACAGCAGGGCAGGAATGAAGCTACTGGAAAAATCGCTAAGGAGTTGAAAACTACACAAGGTAGTGGAGCAGACAGAGGTTCAACCATATCTGAACCACAGGTGAAGAAAGGTATAATCAAACAGAAATACAATCCATTTGATACAATTAAATAACACACATAAACGATTAAATCACAACAAGCAAAAACAAATAGAATATGTCAACACCAGTATTTAGCAATGGGTATCTGCTCAGGGATACCAGAGTAGACCTTGGTTCACACCTGGATAGCTACCATCTACGTAGTCAGATGATGACTAAGAAACCCACTTCACTGGGTATAATTGAATATTGGGCACAGACACAACAGGCTCAACCATTCCTGTATAACTTTGCATCATTTGGCGGAAAGAACAGGAAAGTAGTAGATGATGTTGATGGTAAGTACACATGGGATGTACCTGTAGTTAATGATGTTCCTCACATAACCAGGGATATAGACCCAACAAATACTCGTAAGGGGCAGAATAAGCTACCATTCAGGATTGCACTCAATCGTAGGGCATATGGTAAAACAGCAGTACTGTCATATGATAAAATGAGTGGGCATGAAATGAGGGTGCTCGAAGTTGAAGATACCGGCAATGGTGAAGTTATCTATACTTGTACTCTCCATAATGGTACATCAAGTACATATTTGGACAATAAGTACCTGACACCACAAACTCCAATATTCCGTAAAACCTCAATGAGGGGAGAATATGGTGAATCATGGGATGATAGCAGCTCACGCATAGGTTATAGGACATTCTATAATTTCCTTGGAACTGCAGAAGCTGATAAAACATATTCAATCAGTTCCCGTGCTCATGACATGATGAGTGCTAAGGGCGGAGTTCCAATTCGTGAAATGATTAAGTTCAATGAGTGGGACCCTAATGATCCATCACGCATTAATATACCTGACCAGGCTGCGAAGATTGCACAGATAGGTCTGTTAAAGGCAATGGAAGAAGGTATCATCAGCTACTCATTTGTACTGGAAACAGAACAACGCTGTCTATCTGATGTGATTAAGGACATTGAAGAATACATGATGTGGGGACTTGGTGGCTACTCTGAACAAGATGGTCCTGATGGTATACGTACACCAGTAGGTCTATGGAGGCAGCTAGATAACTCATTCAAACGTGTATACAATATTGGTACCTGGAATATGGGTATATTGAAATCAGAACTGTATAACTACTATAATGGACGTGTAGACTTTACTGGCCCAGATCCTAAGCATGAGGTTATAGTTCAAACAGGTATAGCTGGTATGCAGCAAGTTAATGATGCAATTGCACAATTGGCTACCAATTCAGGTATGGTAATTAATGCATCTGAAGTAGGTGCAATCAGTTCTGCATCTGGCAAAACAAGCATTCCACAGGTTAATGGTATGGATTTGAGATTTGGTTTCGCATATACAGCATATGTTATCCCATTCCTGGCAAATGTAAAGTTTGTAATCAATCCAGCATTAGACCCAGTTCTGGCAAATGATATAGAGAATCCATTCATTAATGGTTATCGTACATCTAGCTATTGCTATATTATATGGGACGTAACTGCTAATGGTGGTAATGATAACATATACCTGATGGAGTGGTACTATGATAAGGGTCTGAAATGGTTCTACCAGAATGGTACAGCTAATTACAATGGTGACCAGAAAGGCTTCCTGAGTGTTGGTGACTTCAATGGGTACAATGTAAAGATGACCCAGTATCACAAAGGGGTACAAGTGATGGATCCTACACGCATCCTCAAGATCGTCCCAATTAACGTAGTTACAGGACAGCCATTCGGAAGTTAATAATTGTAGTTAATAATTATAATAACGTTGTGTATATTTGTAGTGCAGTATAATAACTGCACTACATTTATATATAAATTCATAAGTAAAAAAGAACCAAAAACAAAATGGCAAAACAATTCAGTTTCGTAGAACCAGTTGCATTAAAGCATGCAAGGTTAAGTATCAAACCATATGTAGGACAGTCCATAAATACAGGATTGAAGGAATACAATATGGTAGTGCATGACAACATCAAACATACAGATTGTGTTATCTGTATATCTGATGGCAGAACTAAGACCTATAAAACAGGTCTGAATGAGAATACTGCAGAGGTACAGACATTGCATGGTGATGAGAAGATTGCTAAAATCAAAAGTATCCGTCAATTGGTAGCCAGGGCAGAAAGGGAAATAGCTGGCAATTTTAATGTTGATCCAGATGAAGATGGTATAGAGAACAACAAAGAATTCTGGAAAAATGTAACTATGTTCAAATCAGTTATACCTGATGTATTTGATAATAAAGGTGTACGTCAGTTAACATACTGGGATGAATTTGTAATTGTAATGTCTAATGAAGGTATTATCCTTAATGAGAATAACGTCAAGCACCTACTGATGATATCTGTCATAGAGGCTGGTGGGTTTAGTTTGATAGCTGATTCATTTGAAACTGCAAGGGCGGATAGTAGAGGTATATACAAGTTCTATTTAGATAAACGCCAGGATACTTCAGATGTGAAGATTGTTGACAAGAAAATCAGGGATAAAGCGGGTGCAAAACTGTTTGCTATATCTGAAAATGATTCTAACAAACTGTTCTATATAACTAAGCTCATATCTGTAGATTCCATGTTCTTCAAAACAGGAAAGAACGCTACACCTACATCTGTATTCTACGAAGAGTGTTCAAACTTCATAGAAGGATTAACTCCAAAGCAGAGGGTTCAGACACTGGCATGTCAGGAGTTTATATCATATGCAGATATGACTATAGATAAACTGAAAGCGAGAGTAGCATTGCAGGATGGTATGGCTCTGAATTATATAATGCTAAAGGAGAATGAATTATGGCATGTACAAACAAGTACTATACTCGGTAAAAACTATGAAGATGCAATAGCATATCTGACAAATCCAGCTAATGTCAAACTGCATGATACCCTAATCAAACAATGTACTGCAGAGTGGGCAAAATAATTTGTACATTTAGTAACAAGTTACTACATTTGAATATTCATAACAATCAAAAATCAGCAAAATGGCTACTAAAAGCAAGAAACCTGCTCCAGTAACTGCGAAACCAATGCCTCAGATTAATAAGGGTGCAAAGAAGGGTATGGCAAAGGATATGTCAGGTAAAGGAAAGAAAATGTGTTAATCAATTGATGAAAAACAATTACAAATAAAGGGAGGGTTAACACTCTCCCTTTTCTTAAAAATGAACTTTATGACAACTAATCTTAACATTGTTTATTACAAAGGATTATTGCTTACTGATGTAGTATTGTCACTTGGGGTCAATGCTGCATTTGCTCCTACTGCAGTTGCAGGCATAGCTGTATCTGATGTACCTGGTGTAGCACCTGGATTCTTTATAGGTTATGACGAATTTGGAGAAGGAGTTTTATGTACAGTTAAGACTATAGAAGGTTTATACCCTTTGGTGTCTAATACAGGTACTTATTATCCGGAAAGTGCTCCAGGTACAGTAGTGGGTTGTATTTTAATAGGTGGGCATCCTGTGCATAGACCAGCTTAATGAGACAGAAGTTACTATATATATTTACACCTATAGTGTGTACCTGGATAATTGGTATAACTCTCGTATTAGCAGATATACCTATACCTGCACATTGGGATATAGTATTGGATTCTAGAGGGGCTACCTTATCAGATAAACAGTTTTACGTAGCTGTATACCTGATGTTAACAGTACTTTTCATACGTATGTCTATTACCACAAAATACCTCTTCTATATAATAGTAGCATGGTTGTCGTGGGGGAAACTAATAGATCAGTTCTATAATCCATACAATTGGCATATAGCTGAGAAGATATGGGATATACTCATTTTACTATACCTGACAAAAGAAATCCATGGAAAAAGATCAAGGAAGCATACTAGTCGAATTATTTAACTTGCTCGTAAGGGCACAGGTATGGTTCTTTTATATCCTGATAGGTATGATAGGTAAACTTGGTATGATGATGCAATCTCATAAAAAGACAAGTGGATGGGAAAAAGTAGGCAGTGTTCTTGTAGCAGGGTTCATAGGAGCAATGGCATCAGTATTATGTGCTATACACTTTCCAGTAACAGAAGGTCACTATTCTCTACAAGCAGCTATCTTGGTTCCCATGGCTACTGTATTTAGTGAGAATGTTATGACATTTTTATTAAATGGTGGGTGGAATAGTCTCATGAAAATATTTATGAAGAAGAGTGTAACAGATAACGATAAAGATTTAGAATAACAAATCAATAAAATGCAAAAGTATATGTCGAAATTAATAGACTTTATTAAGAATACAAAGACAGAATTCGTACATTGGATAGAAAAAGAGAAACCAATAGCTGCTACTTTACTACATGAAGCCGCTACTATTAGTACACAGGTAATTGCATTTGCAGCATCTCCACAGGGAAGAACAGTAGAACAGTTTATTGAGTCACTTATACCTGGAGGTTCAGTACTTGTACCTGAGATAGTAGAGGTGATTACAAAGTTTTCCAATAGTATGATTGCTATTAATAATCATCCTGAAGGACTTAAAGGGCTTGGACAAAGGTTAGGAGCTGAGGTATTGCGAATACTTCATGGTGGAAAGTTACCAACAGGTATAGATGGATATATAGCTGAGTTCCAGAAACTATTTATAGATAATTCACCTACTGGTACAACTACAAATAGCTAATGCTCAATTCAGAAATACTCATCAAATTCCAGCAGAGGTTAGATAAACTTTCCAGCAGTGATTTCGCTAATCTGGAATGGTGGATGTATATTGAAGCATTTAACAAAGGTCAGATACAGTGGGTTCGCAGACAGTTACAGGGTATAAATCAGACTGGTGCAGGTGCAGAAGGTAGTACTCGTAGAATAGATGACCTTGAATTCATTCTCCCAACCATGCCTGTAACTATGACAGATAATGGTAGATACTGGTCATGTTCACTGCCTGCAGACTACCTGCAATGGAATAGAGTATCTGCATATGCACAGGATGCATGTAAAGACTGTCCACCGAGACAGTTGATTATATTTGAATCAACTGAAGTAGATTTGGACATCAATCTGAACAATAGTGGAAAGCGACCAAGTTATCAATGGGCTACTACATTTGCTACTGTATCTGACAAGACAGTGAAGATATGGACTAATGATGAATTTGATATAGTTAATCCAACACTGACCTACTACCGTGTACCTGTCAATATAGAAATTACAGGTATAGCAAATCCGGTTACAGGTATAGTATCTGCTACAGATATTCAATGTGAAGCACCAGATAATATAATCGAACTGATGATTGATGAAGGTGTCAGTATTCTCTCTCGTGATATTCAAAACTACCAGCTCATGCAAAGTACTATGCAGGAGAATGAGAGAAATACATAAATTCACATCTGCATAATTATTTGAGAAATATTTGGAGATATCAATCTCAATTCGTAACTTGAGTAAAGAGTTTAAATATTTATAAAAATGGGACAATATTTTCCTGGGTTATTCCCCCAACATTATCCAGCATCTGTAACAGGCGGTGTAATGAATTTTGCTACATCTGGTACTGTTTCTACACTGCAAACTGCTACTGGTGGAACAATAGCACTGCTGCTGACAGATCAGAATGGTATGGTTACCGGTCCAATTAGCTCAGGTACTACGCAAAATGTTACCCTGGCTATGAGTAGCTGGCATACTATTGACCAGATAGGTCCAAACTATCAAGGTCTGCAGGTACCACAGTACTCCAAAACTATTCAGTGGAACCAGGTACAGAAATTTGAAAAGCGTATAGGGCAATCACTACAGAATCAGATAGTATCAATTGGATGGGACCAGACAACATCTGGAGCAACATCTACTGTTGGACCTGTATTCTATTGTGCAACTTCATATGAATTAAAAGTAGAGGTACTCGGAGATGCTGCGTTGGCTGCATTGAACAAACAACTCTATAACAATATTCAGGCGTGGGGTGGTTGCTGCTCTACAGGTTGCAGTTCAGGTTGTACAAGTACTGCGGTAGATGCAGCATATATTATGTTGCAGTGGAAGGACAGGATTAATCAGAATCCTCTCATGACTCCATTTGTATTACCACAGGTGTTCATTAGCTCTGGAGGCGTTAAAACTGAAGTGTTTGATGCATATGATAATAGTCTGAATTCAGCTCTGCCTATATATGTTCCAAATACAGCTAACCCAACATCTGTAATTGCATCACTGCAGTTGACAATAGCATATATCGGTACTACGTATGGAGATTGTACATTTACTCCAAGGGATAGATTTGAGTATAGTCCTCTCTGGATACATGCATCTCTGGTATCTCAGTCACCTGACCCATGTGCATGGAATACAACAATCAATACCAGTGTACCTAACATGTTCACAGAGATACAGGTACCCAAACCAGCTATAGGCACTGGTGACTTTATCCGCAGGGATTATATAATGTCACAGAGGTATAGGCAGCAGCAGTTCAATGACTCATTATATTCTACAGATATTATGAGGATGCGTGAAATTGAAAATGATACATCTGCATTAGCTATACCAAGCAGGTCAGCAGTATATGACCAGATTATACTCATATTCAATACTGTTCGCAGGGACAATCCAACAGCAGTTCACAGTAATGACAGATATATGATTTGTATAGATGTACCAACGGGTACTAATACAAACTCCCTTACCAACATTATATCTGCATCACTGGCAGCAGCAGGTAGCAGTGTAGTGTTACAGACATTCTAATTATTATAAATTTATCAATTATAGAGACAGGCAGATTATACTGTCCTGTCTCTACTAATTTAAGGAACATGGCCAGACATATACTGCAGTTGGATTTTGGAAATATTACCAATGAGGGTGTATTTCTCATAAAGGACATATCCATCTATGCACCAGGTTTAGCTGTTAGCTGTCCAGAGTTGCAGATACTTCCTCCTGGTTATAGGACACCAACTATTATATCTAACATTGTATCTGGATTTGACCTTGTACTGAATGCATGCCAGGTAGGTATGTTATCACCGGGCAGATGCTCCAATAGTTGTCCAGGGCTACCTGATGGTATATGGCATTTCAGGTATGATGTATCTCCTAATGCTATTGTATTTGTTGAATATGATGTAATGCGTATAGTTCATGCTATGAATAAGTGTATGAACCTGCTATGCAAATTATCAATACCAACATGTCTGCCAAGTGCTGAACTCCAACAACAGATATCTGAACTAATGTTTATTCAATGGTTATTGATATCTGCTAAAGTTACAGTAGAGGACCAACACAAACCTGATGATGGTATTAATCAGTACAGGTATGCATTGCAGTTAATGGAGAAGGTGAGTAGCCGCAGATGTTTCTGCTAATTATAATTTAATATATAAATTAAACATAAAGAGCCAAATTTATGACATTTCAATGCCCCGTTTGTTTTAAGTCATGTTGTGAGTGCCAAGGTTGTAAAGGTATATTACTAGATGGTAAGTGGGTGTGCCCTAATTGTGTTGGCAGATTTCAAACTCCCAGACAGATGGTACAACAGGGCAGTAATAACAATATCACATGGCAGGTAATCACTAATCATATTCGCAAACAGTAATGAGAAATTTAGCAGAACATATCAAGGAGATTAATTGTGATTTCACAAATGTGATATTTGCTAAATTCATGCAGGGTCAATGGGGTATAAATGTTGGTTACAGTATTCCAAATCTACTCATATCTGTAATGCGGAAAACTGTAGCTGACTGGCAGTTATTATCTGATTGCAATAACACTCTGTGTGTAGCTACTACATCAGGTACAACTGTTATTACATCATACCCAACATGGGGCAATTCACCATTCCCACAGATTGTTGATTCCAGGTCATGTTATATTGAAGCTATTACAGGAGCATCTGCAGTACCTGAAACTGTTAATATTATAGTTCCGCCATTACTGATAACACAGTATGAGGTGGGTAGCTCAAATGGCCCAACTGCTGGCACTAATGTATTTACACCATTAAACAGTGTCCGTATACCTGTACTTATTGATAGAACTGTAGATATAGCTCTTGGAGCATTTCTTGAATTGGGAGTAGATTATTCATTCAATATAACTACAGGTACTATAACTTTGCTACTGGGTAGATTGTTCAATGCAGGTGAGGTATATACAATAATCAGTTACTAATGTCACAGCAATATATACAGAATAGCAATTATGGTACTGGATGGCAGAGAGGTGATTTCCTGTCTGCACTTGCTATACCTGTATTCTCTACTATACCCATTCCAACATCTACTACTACAAATGTCAGAGATGGGCTTATAGCTATACAGACATCTGATAATACACTACAATGGTATAGTAATGGAGCATGGAGAACCCCATCAGGCTCTGGTACTGTTACATCTATTGGCTTAACATCATCTGATATATCAATTACAGGTAGCACTTCACCAATTACAAGTGCAGGTGCATGGTTATTGACACTACCTAATATCAATTCAGCAGTTGGTACATTCAACAATGTTACTGTTAATGCAAAGGGACAAGTTACAAATGCATCTGTTCAGCCATATATTACAGGTAACCAGCCCATATCTATAACTGGAGATATAGTTGGCTCAGGTACTACCGCTATACCTGTTCATCTATCTGTAGTTAACTCTACACCTGGTATCTGGGGTGATTCTGTTAATATACCTCAACTGACTATTAACAACAAGGGTCTGATTACATCTGTATCTAATGTACCTGTATCTGCACTGACATCAGGTAGTGCTGCAGGTGGAGATTTGACAGGTTTCTATCCTAATCCCTCTCTTGCAACTACATCTGTTGTAGCTGGCAGTTATGGTAGTTCATCCAGTATTCCGTCATTTACAGTTGATAGCAAGGGTAGATTAACTAATGCAGTCAATGTACCTGTAGCAATCAGCTCTGGTACTGTTACAAATTTTACCAGTAGTGGCATGTCTACTCTGTTTACAACTATTGTAACCAGTGGTACTACTACACCGAATCTCGCATTCTCACCTATATCTGAATCTGGTAACTTATTCTATGCCTCACCTGATATAACTGCAGGTCCACCATTCTGGAGACACTTATTAGTTAATGATTTCGATGGTGGCACTGGTGCATCTGTACTTACATTCTGGAGAGGTGATGGTTCCTGGGCTACTGTACCTGCATCTACAACATCAGGTACAGTTACATCTGTTGGATTAACACTACCAGCATCAACATTCACCATATCTGGTACACCTGTAACAAGTGCTGGTACACTTAGTGGTTCATTTATAGCCCAAACTTCAGGTACAGTATTAGCTGGCCCTGTATCTGGAGTTAATGCAGTTCCTGTATGGAGACAACTATCTGTATCTGATTTGTCAAATGGTACTACTGGTACTGGAGCTATAGTTCTGTCTACAGGTGCAACAATGCTGAATCCTATAGTTGGTACACAGAGTCCCGGAGATAATAGTACAAAGGCAGCATCTACAGCATATGTGCAACAGGCTATATCATCAGGTACAACGGGTATATATGTGCCATATACTGGGGCAACTGGTAGTGTTAACCTGAATACCTTCAATATAACTGCTACCCGGCATATCACATCTGGTGGAACATCATCACAATTTGTCAAAGGTGATGGTACATTAGATAGCACTTCATATGTCACATCAGGCACCTCTGTTGGATTTGTTCCATATACAGGAGCTACCGGAGACATTAATATTAATAGCAAAAACCTTACAACTACAGGTACACTAACTGCTGCTACACTCAATTTGAATGTGCCTACATACACAGGTGGAGTACTCAACATTAATGGTGGTTTTAACAATATACAGAATGCAGTTACGCCAATCACACTAACTGGCATGATGAATGACTCTGAAACATTATTGAATAACTATATTCAGAATCATATACGTAATCTCTCATCAGGTACAACAGCATCCAGTGACTGGGTAGCTACTACAGATGATGGTACAGATAGTACCAATTATATAGATTTAGGTATCAACAATTCAGGTTTTTCAAGTGCAGGGTGGACAATTAATGGTGCCAGGGATGGCTATCTGTATACTGCTACTGGTGGGATTGCTATTGGTACAGCATCAAATTCAGTACTTGACTTCTTTACAGGTGGTACATTAGCTGCTAATCGGAGAATGAGAATTGATGGCAGTGGCAATATCTCGATGCTGCAACTATTACTTAACGGTGGTGTTGTATTCACAAATAGTTCAGGTAGACTACTTCAGACTACTTCAGGTACAACTAGCCAGGTATTACTTGGTGGCACTACTCCTGCATTCGGTTCACTGCCACTGACTTCAGGTGCTACAGGTGTATTACAACCTGGTAATGGTGGTACAGGTGTTGCTAATCCTGCAAATGCCACAGTTACATTATCTGCATTTCCACTAACATTAGTTACTACAGGTACTACAAGTATCGTATTACCTGTATCTGGTAATGTATCTACACTCAATAATGCAGAAACACTAACCAACAAACGTATATCACAGAGAGTTGGCACAGAAACAAATAATTCAGTTACATCTATCAACACAGACCTGTATGATATGTGGACTATAACTGCCTTAGCAAATGCAGATACTATTACAGCTACAGGTACACCAACTGAGGGACAGAGATTGATACTTCGTATTAAGGATAATGGTACAGCAAGAGCACTTACATTTAATGCTATATTCAGATTCAGTACTGACCTTGCAGCACCAACTACTACAATATTGAGCAAAACACTATATATAGGATTTATGTATAATGCTATTGATAGTAAGTGGGATTGTCTGGCTCAAATTAACAATTTATAGAATATATGCCAGCAGCTATAGTAACACATACATTCAAAATAGCAGGTACAAATGGTACTTCACCTGCAGTAGATACTACAGGTTCTACATTATTAATTATAACAGTGGGTTCAAACAATACAACGTTCACTATATCTGACTCTCAGGGAGCAGCATCTAATACATATACAGCAATAGGTTCTACATTAACAGCAAATGGTGTCAGCAACAAAATGTTCTACTGTCTAAATCCTGTACATGTTGGCGCTAATCATACATTCTCTATAGCTGGTGGTTCATTTGCTTCATTCTTTGTAGCTGCATTCAGCGGTATCATTGCTATTGACCAGAATAATGGGGCATCATATCTGAACCAGACAGTTATACAACCTGGTACTGTTACACCATTGTTTACCAACGAACTCATAGTTACAGGTATGGTAATGGATGGTGGTGCACCTACTTCAGTTACTATTAATGGAGGATATACAATTACAGATCAACAGGGAGCTGGAGCTAATGGAGGCGGTGCATTGGCATACCTGATTCAATCATCTATTGTAGCTACAAATCCTACATGGACACAGAATGCTGCAGGTAGTGGTGGTACACATATAGCAACATTCAAGTCAGATACATCGGCTGCTGGTGGTAATAGCAGATTCTTTACGTTCTTCAGATAATAATTTGCAACTTTGATTTGTTTTTCGTAACTTGTATTTATGGAGCCAACTGCCGGAAATAGTATTAACAAGGGTTGCACAGACTGCATTAGTGGAGATTGTGTATCCTGGCCATTCTGGTCTACTGCAATTTCCTGTCTGAATTTATGCAAAGATGCTTCAATTGCAGATGTTGTATTAGCTGAGGGTTCACAATTATGTAATCTGATTACACAATTAAACGCTCTCAGTACTACAGTCAATGGTATAACTGTTTCACCTGTTATTGATTTCTCAAAACTTCAATGGGGATGCGTATACCCACGTAACTCAGTCACATATCAATGTAACTGTTTTGGGTTTCCGGTATTCATAGCAGATACAAGTGCGCCAAATGGTATTGGTTATTGCAGTAGCACATCAATGACAATTGATCCAACATGTGCACCTGTCAGTATAGTTACTCCTAATCCACAACCAACTACTATACTTGGTGTACTGCAGATTATGATTGATTTTATGAAAAACTTATGTTGTGACCCTTGTAAACAAAATATAAACCCTGCAGGCCCATAAATATGCCATTCACTCCACCACCAATATCGGTACCTAACATTCCATTGAATGTTGCCAAGAATCTCAGATATACAGATTCTAATGGAACTCTTGTTACCAGGCAGTATCCTAATGACTATATTGAGAATATTGGTGGTAACCTCAGTACACAGATTGATAATTACAATCAGGTACTGACTGTATTGAATACGTATAATACTGATATAACTAACCTACAGACATCAGTTAATAATATACTTACATCTGGTGCTACTGCAATTCCACAGGTTAATGGGTATTGCCTCAATGGTAATACCAGTCAACCAATTAATGTTATAACTGCATTACTTGTTTCTAATACCTGTAGTTATAATACCATACTTGGAACTCCTACATCACTTGCACAGGCAATACTTGCAGAGAATGCATCTGTACTTAACACACTACCTGCTTTCTCACAAAGTAGTGCAATGGCTGGATTAACTGGATGGATTAACACTCCAACTACTGTAGCTGATGCTGTTAACAATCAATGGATTTCATATCTGGATGCGAGAGCCGGTGTTACAACGGCAATTGGTGCTGTTACACCTTCATGTTCTACAGTTATTGTAGACGCACAGGTAACACTTCCAGCATTTGGTACAGGTTTCAATATATATTTTGATGGTTATACATTCGTACCTACAGGTTTTACTGATAATGGTTCTACTATACGTATAACAGATAGTGCTGGTAATACTGCTATTAATGGTATAAATATCATAACTCAGAGCAATACTAATATACCATATAACTTTGCTACATCTGGTACATCACTATTGTCTGGTTCTACATATACTGTTTATATAAATTCAAATGTTACTAATAGTACTTTAGGAGTTACCTGTAATAAAACCATTATTAAGTTTCCAGTAACTGCAAATAATGACTTAGCTCATCTCGGTTATGATATTGGCTCATTTAATGTTAATACTTCTGGCAGCACAGCTACTACATTTGTATTAACATCTTCTCTACCGTATACACCAAGATTTGCTACAATTAATTCTTTAGATATATCGAGTTCTGCTGCGTTAATTAATAATAAATACTGGTTAACATATAGTCCAGGTACAATAACACTTAATTTAGGAGGGTCTACATATGGATCCGCACTTAACTATCAATGGATATCTTTTAAATAGTAAAACCTTAAACGATGATAAAGACAGATTCAGACATTACATTACTGAACACATCTCTTATTTCACAAGATGCAATTACAGGTCAGGTATTGGCCTATGTATCTCCTGGAGCAATTGGTCCAGGTGTATATACTGGTACTGGTGGCCCTAGAGGTCTTAGAATGCAAACTGATTTAACTGGAGTTACTGATGATAACTTCTACCAGTTCGCACAACCTGCAGGGCAAATGAATTTGAATGCTCGTACAATGACTGCTGGTAGAAATCAATATCTACAGGATAAGGATGGAGACATTGCACTTACCTCAGATATAGGTAGTACATTGAATAAAGTAACTGCTATAGATGCTACTGTTACGGGTACATATTCTATTTGTATTACGCCTGCTACTACAGGTAACTTCATTGTAACTGATATAAAGCTGGTTATAACTTCTATAGGTGCTGGTACTCTAACATCTGCTCCAATTGTTAGTATGGGAGTCAATCTACCTTCATATAACGATATAGTTACCCCAACAATGTTAGGTGGCTCGCTAACTCCTACTATTAACCATCCGTATAATGGTAATTTTAGTCCAATATATCTAATGGTATCACCTTCTACAAATATAAAAGTTAATGTATCTTCTGCATCTGTGGGAGTTGTTAGTTATGTTTTTGATGTATATATGCGTGGATTCTATACCAATTAATTAATTATGTGTAACTGTACTCAACAACCTTGTAATAGCTGTAATGATAGTGCTCCCTGTAATTGTCCACCGGAGTTTACAGTAGCATCTGTACAACCTAACTGTGGTTGCTGTCCTGAAGGTACCAGTAACTTCCAGCCAGCTAATCCTGTGTGGCCTAATGGTTATTGCACAGGTACACAGGGCAATCAGGTATCAGCTATTCCATGTACACCTTGTGAGGACAGTATATCTACCAATTGTGTTACCTACAGGAAATCTGAGGGATTTCCAATTAACTGTTTTGGTATTATTGATGGTGATACACTGACTACTATCATTAACAAAATGTGTCTGAACTTGAAGGGTAATGTTGAAACTATATTATCTGCTATTGGACTTGATACAGATTTAGGTTCAGCCTTCTGTCAGCTAGCTCAGAATTGCCCTAGCTCTGCTTCAAGTACTACACCTATATTAGGTGCTATTATTGTACATTATCCATAATTTTAATATGATGGAAAAAGGATTTAGTATAAATGGCAATAAATTAGGGTGTCCTACTATAGATTTTGTAGGCAGGAGGTTTGGTATGTTAACTGTTGAAAAGTGCATAGAAGTATCTAAAGGCGATGTTAACAAACGAGGTACTTGGTTGTGTAGATGTGAGTGTGGTAATACTATTGAAGTTAAAGGTAAAAACTTAGTATCTAAAAAGGGAGGGAAAAACTGTGGTTGTATAAATCAGTTATCTGTTATATTGAAAGGGAAACCCAATTACAAATTGAGAACTCCTAGAAGTCTTGAAAATAAACAATATAATTCTCATAGATTCAACGCAATTAGTCGTAATTATACTCCCTTATCTAAAGACACATGGTTATCTATAGTTAAACAATCATGCTATTATTGTGGAGAAATCGATGAAAGGAGCGTCATACCTTCTCCATCAATCACTTCTGCGATTAGATATAGAAACTTTACAGAAGATGAATTAAAGAATTATCAAGGTTCTTTAAATGGTGTTGACAGATTAGATAACAGTGTTGGTTATGAACCATACAACTGTGTATCATGTTGTAAGCAATGCAATACTATGAAAATGAATTTCACTGAACAAGAGTTTTACAATAAAGTAAATTTGATTCAGATTAACAAACAATATGGAAATGTTTCTGTGGAATCCTTTCTATGCAATTAATTATATATGGCAGCAGTATTTGATTTATCATGGACTACCCCTAACTTGACTGGACATGTTGACTATAAGGTACTATACAGATCTACAGGTAGTTCTTTATGGACTTCATTTCTTACGTCTGGAACAACTGCCACATTGACACTCAATGAGAATATTCTCTATGATATTGAAATCCAAAATATTAACAACTTTGATAATGCTATTTGTCCAATAGCACAGGCTATCAAATTTACTGATCCATTCCCTATTATTAGTGCTACCAATAGTTCAGTTGCATATTCATTTACTGACCTCAGTTCATTCATTACCAGCTACACAGTTACTATTGCATTAGAGTCTACTCCCGGTACTATTCTACAGACACAGATACTTGTACCTGCACCAACTAATATTGGTACATTTACAGGGCTGTTACCAACTACCAGGTACATATTGACAATAACTCCTGTAGCTGCAGAGATTAGCAGAGCATTTTCATATACAGCAGTTACATCTGAATTTGCTACCTGTGGCACACCAACATCACCAGTTGCATATCTGACATCAGGTACCAGTGAGATTATTCATATTAGCTGGACTGATATTGCAGTTATACCTGCATGTGGTTATAATGTTTATTACAGACCCAAATCTATTACATCTGCATATAGCTCATTAACTACCAGTGGCACAACTTCAGGTACTACATCTGTAACTGTATCTATACTTGCACCTGCCAGTTATGAAGGTTATATACTTGCTAACTGCTGCTCAGATAGCATATCTGACCCATTACTCTGGGGTGTGAATGCACGTTTACCAATATCAATGTCTGTATCTGTCAATCCCAACCCACTTACCTATTCAGGTTTGATAACCTCGCTATATGCTAATCCATATGGCATGTACCTGACTGGTTCATTCAATGATAGTGTATCTGGTTATAAAACATTTAGTAGCATTCTCTATCCTGCTAATAGTACATCAGCTACAGTATCTATACCTGGAACTCCTAGTACATCAGGTTCTGTAATTACCAATGTACAGATATCTGTTATAGACCCTGTATTTGATAATGGTGGTTCACTCCAGCAACTTGATCCAGTATCTACACCTGCATACTTTGGATTTCTCATTACATCTGGTTCAACAGCGTGGAATGGCTCACCTACATCTCTGCCATCATTCACCCTGGATAGATTCACTGTAACTGAACAGAGCACAGCTACAACTGTCTTGGCAGGTACTCTGAATGTTTCATGGATTTATGACTCACTGTTTGGTGCAGGGGCAATTCCATATGACACTGTAACACTACAGGTATATGACACTTCAAATAACTTAATGGGTTCCAGAATTGTCTCTACATCACCATTAGGTTTGCGCAGTACATCAATACCAATGACATTACAGGCTGTAGCTATAACTCCAACTAACCAATTCAGAATGGTAGCCAGATGGTCAGATACTTCAATCATTAATACACTTCCGTTCTATCTACCTTTATTCTGATTATAATTATAATTAATACTCCTAATATCCTTCTGCAGTTTCTGGCTCTTTCTGCATTAGCATCAATTGCTCCTTTGGGAGCTTTTGTTGTTTATAACATTTTCAGTTATTAACATACTAAGTTTAAATGGAACTTGTTGTTGCATTTTCATAGTTTTGTAAAGAAAAAATCGTATCTTGTTATATGGCAAATACTGAATCATATGGAGTAGGTATTGAATCAGGAAAGAACAAAAATATATACAATATTGTCAATCCTGAATTCTGTAAGCAGTTGAAAGCTAAATACCCTGAACTTGATAAATACAATATTGAAAAGGTGATGATGCAGTTTGGAAGTTATCTGGTAGATGTGATGGGTAGCAATAGAGGTGGTATAGAATTACCCTATTTTATAGGGGCAATGTTCATTGGTGCATTTCCAACCAGGATTAACAAATTCTCCCTGGCAAGGGCATTGAATGAGAAGACATCTGCCGTATATAACATTCAGGAGAGAGATGGATTTGAACCAAGATTATTCTTTTTCAGGAATAAGAACAATAGAGCCCGTTCATACTTTGCTAAGTTCTGGGGCTTCTATCCAAACTGTTCAATTAAATCCAAAGTATTGAAAATATTCAAAGTCAGTTGGAAATATTTCATTTGTGTACACAATACACGCTTTATGGATGAAGTATTCCGTACTCCAAGAAAGAAAAAGGAGATACTGAATGAACAGTTGAAAACATATGATGAGTTCAAATTTGAACAATAATGGCTAGACTATTAATAAACGATGTGTGCTCTCGTGTGAGGAACTTGTTAAAAGCCAATAAACAAGATTCCTTTACAACAGATAAAGAGATATATATGTTATTCAAAAAGCATTCAGCACCTATAATGAAAAGGCTGGATGAAAAAGGTACATTGACTAAGTTCTCATCTGTATTTGAGACACTGGATTGGGTAGAACTGGAAGAGGTAGATAAAGTAGAAGCTATAAAATGTGGTGCTCCAAAGTCATACAGTACATTCAGGAGAACAAAGTTAGATATGCCCATGTTCACAGAGGGTGTATATGGACCAATGGTTAACTCTATAACATCACTGGACGGTACTACAATATTTAAAATGATACGTAACTCAGATATCTACAATATGTTATCTGCAGATAAGAACTTTAAGTACAATAGTAGCAAGTATTGCTGGTTCCTGAATGACAAGTTATATTTCCCTAATGTAGATTACCCTGCTGTGAGAATTGAAGGTATATTTGAAGAGGACATTAGTGTATTTAAATGTTGTGGTCCTGACAGATGTAAACGCAGACAAGACCAGGATTTGAATGTGCCTGATTTCATTCTGCAGGAAGTAGAGAAGTTCATATTGCAGGATTTCGGAATTGAAATAAAGTTGCCATCAGATATAAAGAATGATAACATCAGTGTATTAAAGTAATTACATGGTCACCAATAAAGAGTTACAATACCGCTCACTGGATGAATTAATTAATACCTGTGCAGTTGATTTGCGCAGTTATTACAGTGATGGTATAATTGAAACTGCT